CTACAAAAGGTAGGCCTGTGGTCAACAAGAAGAGGCAGCGGATGAACAGTCCCTTCCTCTCCAAGTGCGTTGAGGATATCAACAAGCAGATCCTCAAGGCATACGGCACACCCTCCAACAAGGATACCTTCTGGGGTACCTACACTAAGATCAACTCAGCCGATGCAGAGGATTGTTTCCAGCAGCACAAGGGCAAGTGCGTGTACTGTGACAAGAGGCTCAGCTACCTGGGTAGGCGCAGCGTCTACGCAGCACGGCTGATGTGGTACGTACCCCTCAGTGTGGGTGGTGAGGCACGGCCTGACAACCTGATCGTGGTGTGTGCCCTGTGTGAGCATGACTACCGAGACACACGCAAGCTGCGCCGTGACATCGTGGGGCTGGATAGCTTCGCTGACACATGCGAGGCCCTGTTCATAGCGGTGAGGGATGGTGACAGTGAGGAGGTACGAGATCAACTGAAGAACCGGCTGAACAACAGGCTGGTTGACATAGCTACGTGCATGAGGTACGTCACCACTGGTGATTGGGAGCCCGATGATACCGAGGTGGTAGTGGACGGCATGAACACCATAGGTGAGAGGCTGGAACACATGGCCAAGGGTGTAGATGTGAAGGACAAGGTGACCAACGATGTCAAGCAAATCGTTAAGACCAAGCAGTACAAGATCATCCGGCCTGTATCGGATGACTGAGCTAGATATCAACGCCAAGTGGGTGAAGGGGGTAGCCAAGCAGGCTACCTACTCAGGCATGCGGGCGAACCGTGGTGCCTTTGTAGTAGCGGTGAGCGTGAACCGATTTGATAAGCTAGAAGAATGGTCGCATGAACACATGGCACCTGCGTACACTACCCGCAGCGTGTGGCACACCCTGATGTTCTATGGTGTGGCGTTTGCCTGCGATCATACCTTAGAGGATGATGAAGTTTTAATAAAGGAGAACCCGTGAGCTTCACAATGCAGCACCGACCGAAGAAACCATCACAAGATGGGGAGTTGACACAAGACTTGTATAATGGTACGACGATACCCGACCTCTATGTAGAGGTTGAGGAGTTTATGAAGAAGAACCCTCATCTAATTCAGGCTGATGTGAGCATTGAGTGGGACATAGAGGATGGTATGACACTGACGGCGGCGGGGAAACCATACGCTGTGTACCAGAGGGAGGTAACCAAGTACAGGAAAGATCTGAAAGCCTACAACGACTGGCGAGCCGACAACAGAGAGGCTATCCTCAAGCACAAGGCAGCAGAGAAGAAGAGGATAGCCAAGCGCAAGCTGACCCGGACATTGGAGAGACTAGGCAAGGAGATAGAGCAGGTAGAAGCTAAGCTGGTCAGTGCATGAGGCATCCCAACAACGTGATCGAGTATGAAGGTTGGCAGGTGGTACGTAACGAGAGCATCCAGCTGGACATTGAGGATGCCCCCATACAAGCACGCGAAATGAGATTCTACATGACGTACCATGAGCATGGACATGAAAGGAACTCAGCGTACTACATCCTGTGCCGTGTGAACCTGCATGGCCTGGAGCATGTGCAGGATGACCCTGCGTACTACCTGTGTGATTGTGGAGCGCAGGTGCCTGACGTGGTGTTGGGTGCCTTAACCCTAATAGCGTGGTCAGATGACAATGCCTGTATTCGATGATGAAGGTGTAGAGGTAGACATCCCCAAGGTATTCGATGATATCTTTTCATGGGATGACAACCCAAGGAAGTCACGGCGTGTACGCTACGAGGTACCTGGGTGGTACCTGTACACGTTTGTTGATGGTGGCAACGAGTACTACATAGCACATGGGTGTATTGATAGCCACGGTGGAGACAGGTGGGACTACGGATCAAACTGTGTCAAGTGTGGGGAGCTACCTCCCGATAAGTTCATCACCGTAGCAACACTACTACACACACCGAAAGGGAGGCCGACCCTTGAAGATCGAGTTTGATAATACGGTAGCCCTGGTCAAGCCCGACAATGAGGGTGAGGCTGAGGTCTACGCACAGGTACGGGACAAGGTAAAGACTGATGTGCCCGGTGCCCGATACATGTACCAACACAAGCTATGGCTCAAGACTAGGGGGAAGCAAGGGTGGGATGGCAAGACCAGCATCCTAAGCAAGCCGCACCCAGGCAACCGAAGCGCCTTCTTCCCCACTGGCCTGCTACCCATGGTACACGGTGAGTTGATGGAGCGCATGAGTGGGGTGATAGAGTTCAAGGATCTGAGGGCCGTACCTCCTGGCGTGGACATGAACCCTACCTATACAGTACCACTGCGAGATTACCAGCAGGGTGCAATAGCTGAGGCCATGAGCAACGTGGTCATCATGGGAGAGATGGAACATTACTGGCCGTGCGGTGTCTTAAAGATAGCAACGGGTGGCGGTAAGACTGAGCTAGCCGTGGCCATGTACGAAGCGCAGCCCCTACCTACGGTGTTCGTGGTGCATCGCAAGCACCTTGTAACCCAGGCAAGAGATCGGTTTGCGAAGTACGGCATCCCAACAGGACAGATAGGCGACAGCGTGTTCGAACCCTCACCCACCGGCATCACGGTGGCTACTATCCAGACATTGCACAACGTCCTCAAGGATGGGGACATGTCGAAGATCAGCCAGTTCATCAAGGCTAAGCAGCTCTTCTTCGATGAGGCACACCTGTGTGCCAGCAAGGTGGACAAGGGCAATCAGTTCGTGACCTTGGCCCGCCAGTTCAGGCATGCGTACTTCAGGTGGGGGCTGACAGCTACCCCCTTCATGAAGGACAAGTACAGCAACCAGCTACTCATGGGCTGCACGGGTGACCTGCTGTGTGAGATCAGCAACATCCAACTCATCAAGGCAGGGCACCTCACCCCACCCCGTGTCAAGATCATTGACACGCCTGATGTGGTGGGTCCGAAGGGATGGCCTGAGGTATATGACAGCGCCATCGTACTCAACCGACCGAGAAACCTACGCATCATTGCAGAGCTAGCGGCCTGCCCGAAGCCCTGCTTCGTGATGTGTACTAGATTGCAACACGCAAAAGTCCTCCATAGGATGGCGAAAGACATGGGGATTCAGCTTCCTGCCATTCAGCAGGGCAGCACGAAGAACAAGGAACGGACGCAGATAATAAAAGACTTGCAATCCGGAAAGGAAAAAGCTATAATTGCGACGACAATATACGATGAGGGCGTGGATCTACCTGAGCTACGCACGCTCATCCTAGCTGGGGGTGGGAAGTCAACGGTGGCTAACCTCCAGCGTATAGGTCGTGGGTTGCGAACGGCAGCAGGTAAGCATGAGGTACTGGTGGTGGACTTCAACGATACCAGCGGTACCATAATGAAGAGGCACTCAGCCGCACGCCAGAAGATCTGGAAGGATGAGGGCTTCACAATCGAAAGGGTAACAGCCGATGACAAACCTACTGAGTAACGCCAGCACCAACCCCAAGACAAGGAAGAAGCTAGAAGAGTTCGGGTACGAGGCAGTGATCCAGCACATGTGCCCCGACAAGCTGGCCGATGGCAAGCACACCGTGTGTGCGTGGTCAACCCCTGGGTGCAGGGCTACGTGCCTCAACACATCAGGGCGCAGCCAAATCAAGGGAGACTTGACGAACAACAACCTACAGATGTACATGATCCACCGCTCACGCATAGGCAAGACGCTTGGCTGGATCAACAAGAGGTACGGGTACTTGGATGACCTTGAGCGTGAGCTACGCAACCTTGAGGTGAGGGCTGACAAGAAGGGGCTCGATGCCATAGCTAGGCTGAATGGTACGAGTGACGTGCCTTGGGAGGCATACCTCAACTTGGAGAGAGACTTCACCCTCACGCAATTCTACGACTACACCAAGGGCCTACGTAGGATGAGGCAGTTCCTTCGTGGCACCAACTGGCCCGCCAACTACCACCTGACCTTCAGCTACAGTGAGAACACCACCCCTGCACAGGTACATGAGATCATCCGCAAGGGTGGCAACGTGGCTGTGGTATTCAGGGATGCCTTCCCCTCCACCTTCATGGGACACGCCGTGATCTCCGGTATGGAGCATGACTTCAGGTTCCTCGACAAGAAGGGGTACATCGTGGGGCTGGTAGCAAGGGGCCGTGCCAAGAAGGATGACACCGGCTTCGTGGTGGACGCATGAGCGATAGAAACCTAATGAATGCTGGTAGGCACTACGAAGTAATACGGCAACGCTACGCTGAGGTCCTAATTGAGGTGGGTTCCTACACAGTTCTCCGCAGAGCTGATGCTGCGAGCAGCAATGGGTACCGTGCCATGATAGGACATAAGTGCCCTCAGATGGATAGGTACCACCTGAGGAACGGGGAGAAGAACCCCAAGTGTAAGTCTTGCGGGCAACCAGTACCCGATGAGATATGGGGGCTGTGGAATCTAATCTGCAACGACCAGCGGTACAAGGGTGGACCATGAAGGTAACCGAAGGCATAGAACTCACTGAGTTTGAGGAAGCGGGCTTCAGGCTGGAGACATTCGCCAAGGGTAAGATCTACATGTACCACCCTTGTAAGAGTGAAGCCGTTAATACGCAGATCCTCCTACCTAATGAGGTGAGGAACAGGTGCTGCATGCACTGTGGCCCCGTGGAAATACCGGGAGAAATCCTGCTACTATGGGAGTTCCTGCATGAGGGAAGGGAGTACATCGGATGATCACTAGGAAAGCTTCTGAGTTTGGGTACACTGAGTACCATGAGGATGGGTACTGGATAGAGGTAAGTTCTGAAGCGGCATGTAGGACAGTCTTGTACCACGAGTGTACTCAAGGGATTGACTGCAACATACTGTTGGTAGATGAAACCTTCGAAAAGGAATGCCATCAGTGTGGGCCGGTCAGTATCCCCGATGATTTGTGGACGTTGTACGTACTGCTAGATGGAAGAGGAGTATACAAGGATGTGGAGTGAACCTATTAGAATCAGCAGCCTCACTAAGATGGAGCTGCGCTACCCACTTACCGCCACGCCCATAGGTACGGGCCTGCGGTTCAAGACAGACAACAAGGGCACCCCGAGGAACATATCGGGTGACCCAATGACCAACACCTACGTGAGGGAGCAGATAGAAGAGTACGGTATGGATGGGTTGGATGGTCACATACAGGTGGCAGGTGGGGCGTGCCCCCGTGATGCGACGTATGCCTTGGCTGAGAAGGAAGGGGAGCTTGCCTTCGAATTCTTTGTTCAAGACGTGTCGGATACCGGGCTGGTGTACAGGGAGCGGTGCAATCTAACGAAGGTGGTACCCGCCCCCCGGCCTAGCTGGCTGAAGCTAGCGCAGCCCGCCACGGTGCATGATGCCGTAGGGGCTGAGGATTATTGGAAGGTAGCAGGGCTGGCTGGGTCTGCGGGTATCTACCTGCGTACGGGTGGGTGCATGTACCCGCAAGGCACCCTGCCCTGGCACTTCATGGCCTTCATCGAGTACGCCAAGTGGGAGAAGGGTGCGGCCACAGCGGTGGGCTTCACGGGTACAGGTAACAGGCTGGACTACATCACCTGCATGACCGAGGATATGAAAACCTTCAGCGTAGGGCACGGCTTCACGCCCCAGCAACGAAAGGATATCTGGCGTGACCGTCAGGTGTACAACACGTTCATCGTGCGGTACGAGCATCAGAAACTAGGCACCAGTGTGCCCTTGAACCCTCGGTTCAAGAAGATAAGCAAGAGGTAGACATGGGTTGTTTCTGGAGTCATGATTGGAACCAGTGGGACAAGCCCTTCGAAGTACAGATGATGAAGGTGTGCAATGGTGTCAAGATAGGCAGCGGCGTGGATCACATGCAGCGCAGGACATGCAGCAAGTGTGGCATGGTAGAAGAACGAACATTGTAGGAGGCAACATGGGATGCTTTTGGAAGCATGACTGGGGCAAGTGGAGCAAGGCTAACGTGGTAGGCGTTGTTGGCAAGCCAGATGAGAAGGCCACCATACAGGAGAGGTACTGCGATAGGTGCGGTAAGTACCAACGAGTACTGCGTACCGATACACTAAGATAGGAGGCAACATGGGATTCGACGAGAAGGCATTTCTATATGCCCTATCCTCCCGACCGGAGGATGCAAGGAAGTTCGCAACCACATTCAAACCTGAGTGGCTGCACACAGCGGAGTACACGCCTATACTGGCAGAGATCTTCGCATTCACAAGAGAACACGGGGAGCAGCCCTCGATACCCACGCTGCACAAGATCTTCAAGGACAAGGATGCCGAGGCGTACAACCTACGGTACAAGGATGCCCTTGATAGTATCACTGAAGACATCCCTGATCGTAGCATGGTGGTCTACACCCTGGATCAGGCGAGGGACACGGGGGTTGTCCGAGACTTTCAGGAGATGAGCAACAGCCAAGGCTTCCTTCAGAAGCAGGCTGAGCTGGATGGTTCCGCTCTACTTACAACCATGCACAAATTCTTCAACAAGCATGGGAGTGACAGCGACATCAGGACGATGGACATCAAGTCATCCATCGAAGCCTTGGTTGAGCAGGCCGGGTTCCAGCCCGAGCTTACCCGTGTGCCCTGTGGTATCCACAAGATCGATGAGTGGACAGGGGGCGGGCTACGTACCAAGCAGCTTGGTATCATCATGGCCCCCACGGGGGATGGTAAGTCGAGCGTGCTGGTGGTGATGGCCCATCACATGGCCTTCAATGAGCTGGAGAACGTGTGGCTGGTGACCAACGAGTTGTCCCTTGAGGAGCAGACAGAACGAATGCTCTCCCGTATCACGGGCAAGGAATGCCAGCGCATCATTGACGATCCAGGCATCGCCTTCCAAGGGCTGGACAGGCACTGGCGGGCGGGTGCTGACCAGAGGCTACGCATGACCGAGGTCAACCGTGAGGTTAGCATGGATGACCTAGAGGCTGAGATGATGAAGTGGGTCAACCTCATCGGGTGGAAGCCCAAGGTGCTGGTGCTTGACTTCATCGAGCGGATGAAGCCGAACGATGCGGGGTGGTCGCGTGATAAGATATGGGATTGGGTGGGTGCTATCAGCCGTGATATGTCTCGGTTCGCCAAGCGCCACAACATCCTAGTGTGGACAGCGGCTCAGACCAACAGGTCAGGGTACGCCAAGGGGAAGGAGAAGAGCCCGCTGAGCCTGGAGATGGCACAGTCATCCGTCAAGCATCTGCAAGAGGCAGCGTGCATCATTGGGATGCGGCAGGAAGAGCTACCTGATGAGCGGATCGTGATGGAGCTAGCCGACCTGAAGCAACGGTTCTCCAAGCGCACCAAGTCATCCGTCTTCCTTGAGTGTGATCTGGCACGCATGCGGATCACCAATGATGAGTGGCACAAGAATGAGGAGACAGAGGATGACTTGAAGAGTCCTGTCTCGCAGAAGCACAAGGGCTACACGCCAGCAGAGAAACAGAAGCAGGCGCAGGCTCGCAAGGCGGCTGAGAACAAATAGTTTCTGTTATGGTACGCACACTTAGGAGAGACAGGGAAAATAAACTGGCAATCCTGGGTGGATTAAGCTATAATGGGATAGGAACAAGGATCTGACTCTCTGGAAGGAGATGTCAGTCCACATACTGCCTGCGAAGGGAGGATAAATGAATGCATTAAGGGGTTATGAATGCTAGAGGCACAGCCTTACCCTACTTCCAAAGAAGGGCTGAAATCGAAACAGAACCACCTGACGAGAGACAATAGTAATAGAAGAGAAGGAAGAAGAACTGAAACACCAACATCCTACAGTAGTAGTAGCAGAGGATGAGTTCTGGGTTGTTGTTCATTAGTAATAGTTACTGTGGATGTAAGTCAACCCTTTCCAGATAACCCCTCTCGTCGTAGTTCATGGCGAGGGGGGTTTCACATTTCAGGGAGCAACCGATGCGGCATACGCATACGATAGAAGGGATCAAGTACAACCCCAAGAAGTACTACGAGCAGATCATGTTGAAGGCAGACATCGATCCTTCAGATGCCCGAGGCATCAGGCGCATGGGTGCCTTGCAGCATTGGAGCGCCATCAACGATATGGTAGACACCTCGCTTTCAGAGAAGTCCTCCGTATTCGTGGGCAACTGGGAGGTCAACTCTGACCTCATCTACCACCGCCACCTTGAGCTAGGCTCATACACCACCTTCAACGGGCACGACAGCGAAGGCGCTCACCCTATCTGCCCCGAGTCCCTCATGCCTGACAAGGCATGGGAGGCGTTCATCGTGGTGGATGTGGTGGGTAAGCAGTGTGAGCTGTGCAAGGCAACCGTACCGGGTGAGGTTGAACTTGCCCACGCGTTCTTTCAGTAATGTGGTGGATACTAGCAGCAATCTTGCTACTAGCAGCGGTGTTGGCAACTTGGTTGCCCTCCGTTGGCATGGAAGGCGACAGCAAGTGTTGCCGCCACTGTAAAGGAGATAAGTAATGGGTTTCGCAAGTACACTGGCATTGATACTGGTAGTTCTCAAGGCACTGGGCTTCATCACACTGGCGTGGGGCTGGTGCTTGGCTGGCTTCATGGTGGACATCGCCCTCATCGTGATAGCTGTAGTGGGCGGATACCTCTTCAGCAGGAAGATAACGGCAGGGCTCGGCAAGGTAGTGAAAGACTGGGACTTCAGTACCTCTCACGCCAAAGCGAATGAACTCAACAAACGCCTCAACAAGGCAAAGGATCGACTAGGATGAGCGCAACAAGAGCGATGATCTATGTAGGTGAGGTATCAGTGGCCGTGGGGGCGGCGATCAACGACAACTCAGTCGGCTCGTTCCTAATGGTGGCAGGTATCTGTGCCATCATCGAGGGGCTGGTCGCAATAGGCGATAAGGCTGGGCTATTCGATGCGTAGGGACGCACTAGACAGGGCCATCAAGGCCGTCCACTGGAAGGTACCCAAGTACCTCTTCAAGCGGTGCCATACGTGCAACGACGACGTGAAGGGCGAGCAGATGTGGTGGGTCCGTAAGCAATCCGGTGGTGGCATATGCCCCCCCGTAACGTGGAAGTCATGGACCTGCCGCAGGTGTGCGCCTCTGATGTCCGACCTCTTCAAGGCAGAGGCGGTGTGGTTTGATAAGAACTTCGGAATTCTAGACCTCACATGTATCGAAGAAGAGGAGCGACAGCTAGGCCTCCACATCCCTATTGATGAGAGGTACGCCGATGCCGACGTATGAGTACCTGTGTGAGAGGGGACATGAGGTTGAGGTAGAGCAGAGCATCACCTCTGATGCTCTGACCAAGTGTACTATGGGAGTGCGCCACTGTGATGAGAAAGAGAATCCCACACCTTGTGGTGCCCCCACTCGCAGGCTAATTTCTAAGACCAGCTTCATACTCAAGGGTACGGGCTGGACACCTAAGGGAGGCATCTGAATGAGTGACTTCGAACTACGAGAGTGCTTGCAGTTGGACCGGATGCGATTCGATGCGGCCCTGAAGTTCTTGGAGATCAAGATGATGGAGGGCAGCGGGAAGCAGAAGATAGGGGATGCGGTGGAGGAATCCATCGCACTGGCTGACCTGCTGGTCAACACGCTGGGGACAACACGGCGGCGTAACTGGGATGGAGAGGAACCGTACTAGCATGAGCAAGTACAGCAGGAATGACATAGCCCAGTGGCTGAAGGGCGCGTTCGCAGTGAACCGGAAGAACGGGTACGAGCTACAGTTCGACTGCCCTATCTGTGACCACGCCAGCTGCTACTTCAATGTCGACAAGCAGATAGGTTTCTGCCACCGGGTCACCTGCCGTACCACGTTCACGGTCGACTCGATGATCGATCACATTGGGTACCCCCCGGAGCTAGCGGGATACACACCTTTAGATAGTATGGTTAAGAGCCAGACCTCTTCTCCGGTTGAGCTACCAAGAAACGCGAAGCAGATAGGGGCTGACGATCTCGATGTGATAGATGCCTTGTCAACACGGGGTGTGACCTGGGATCACATCGTTCAGTTCCGGATACACCACGACGACAAGCGCCTGTACGTGCCGGTCTACGAGGGCGGTACTCTATGCCAGTACAACAGCAGGCGGATCGACAAGCGCAAGGCACCCAAGGATTGGTTCAAGGCGGGCGAGAACCCGTACCGCTACGCCAGCGGGCACCATATCACACACTACTTCTTAGGGTGGGAGGAATGCAGGATGTGGGATCGTATTGTTCTGGTTGAGAATACGTTTGTTTCTATGTGGTTACGTGACCTGAAAGCGACAGCCACCTTCGGCTCGCACCTCAGCGACGTACACGTAGACAAGCTGGTTCATTCCAGGGTCAAGCATGTCACCTTCATCTGGGATGGTGGCACAGGATATGCAACAGAGAAGGCAGCGAAGAAGCTGAAGCTGCTGGGGATACCAAGCAAGGTGGTGTCACTACCCGGCAAGAAGCAACCGGATGACTACACGAAGGCTGACATACTGGAGATGATCAATGATTGAGTCTTTGACTGATGAGCAACTGGATGAGTTTATCGACATCGCTGAGAGCCACATAGGTGGCGATGAGTGGTGGCTCGATGACTTCTTCGAACAGGCTGAGCAGGTAGGCAAGGATCTGAAGAAGGCGAGAGCGAACAGGCGGGTGCCTACTAGGAAGTGGATGCACGAATGCCGCGCGCCCAAGTGCGGGTGCGGGGGCAACCCCCAGTGGCACGCAGACAAGGCAGCAGGCGAGGAAGAGCGCCAGCGGCTTGCGCGTGAGTCCCGCAAGACCCATGAGCCCCGCAAGGAGAGTAGGATGTGCGCCTGTGGCTGCGGGTACAGGTACGTACTAGGGGAGTGCAAGTACGGTAGCGGGCACGGGCCATGACTGATATACACGGCACGCCTGAGCCTGAGCCGTTCTGTCACGACTGCGATGAGTTGGAGCAGGAGGTTGAACTCTTGAAGGAGAAGGTCACCAAGCTGGAAGCTGCGGTGGAGAAGCTGAAGAACCCAGTGAGTTACACGAAGACGCGCAGCCCCTACGACTGTAGCGCTCGTAGGCACATAGGTGAGCGCAGACCATGACCAAGTGCTGCCAGTGCGGCAGGGATTACTGGCCGGGGAGGGGCAAGTGCCCCGGCGCATACGATAGCGATGGGTGTAACCACACACCCTGTGAGAAGTGTCAGCACTACGTTGACAAGAAGGAGAAAGACTATGGCAAGGCCGTTCAAGGAACTAAGCGATCAGCTTCACAAGGACAGGCAAAACGGAAGCAGGCTCGGAGATCATCGAAAGCCTAGGGTTTCACCTGAGTCGTGGATGCTCTTGGTTGGTGTGATCGCAGGCATCGTGGCACTAGGAGCAATGACGGCAAGGGGGCAGGAGTACCAGAACGTCCCGCTGTACAAGCCCTTCTCTATGGGCACGGGTGTCATCGTAGAAGGGGCTGAGCTGTGCTTCTCACCTGACCTGAGCCAGCCCACAGTTGACCTACTCAACACATGGCAGCGGCTGGTGAATGAGTTGGAGGCATACGAGAGAGGCGGGGCGGCGATGAATGAAGAGGATGCTAACTATGCACAGACCCTGGCAGACGTCGGGCTGTGTGCAACGGTAGCGGAATACTACGACATCACCATCACCCAGGCTACTGAAGGGTACGTACTGGTGAACTTCGCTGAGCGGTACGACTTCGACACTGGCACCTTCATCGTGGCAAGGAAGGATATCATTCCGGTATCGAACCGGGGGATCTGATGTACCTGAGGTTCCTTCTATGGTGCGCGTGGTGTGTCGGCGGTGCTTGGCTGATCTGTGGTGTGCTGGGCTGGACGGGCTGCGTCAGCGAGCTAGACCAACGCCAGAAGTGGCAGGACTGTGGTGCTGTGATGCATCCGGAGTGTTGGGAAGGGCATGGATCTCAGCTCTGCGAGTACGAGTTCTACAAGGCGTGTGTCAATGGGGGCTAAGGCTGGGCGCAAGGGAGCCAGGAGCTACAACCTCCTCACCTGTGGGGTGGGTGCGTGGCGGAAGTTCCTCGACAAGACAAGGCGGGGTACAGCGAGGCGTGCTGCCATAGCTGAGCAGGAGGTGGATCGCCCATGCGCTGAGCATGACGACCCCGAGTGCAAATGCTGCAACATCATAGGAGGGTGTAAGTGTGGTGAGTAGGCTGCTCTTCTGGCTCAGGTACCTGGGCAGCTCTCAATGCGATGACCGCCTTGGTGAAGATAGGTGTGTCCGTAGGCTAGGGCACAAGACTTGGCACACCAAGAATGGAAACCTTTGTTGGGGTGATGGGCATGAGTAAGTGGGCGCGAACATGGTTCTGCGTGGGGTGCAAGTCAGAGTTGACTTGGTCCCAGAAGGTGAATAACACCGGGTGCTGCCCATTGTGTGGGCACCTCTCAGATAGCACTATCTGCGAGACAGTCAC